ATTGCTATTCACGATTACAACTGCGGGCTTCAATCGTGAGTCGGCATGTTATAAGCATCGAGATTATTGTGTTAAGGTTTTAAATGGCGGAGTAAATGATGACGCGTTATTCAGTGTGATCTATACACTTGACGATAAGGATGACTGGACAGATTCCGCCAATTGGCAGAAGGCTAATCCAAATTGGGGAGTAAGTGTTAACCCTCGTCAATTGGAAGAGGGATTGAATGAAGCTCGCGAGTTACCGCATAAACAAGTTGAATTTAAAACTAAGTTATTAAATGTTTGGACAGATACTGCCACAACTTGGATAAGTGACGATAAATGGAATGAATGCAGAAACGAGGACGAACCTTCAGGAGTTTGTTTCGGTGGTTTGGATTTGGCGTCAACGGGTGACTTCTGCGCTTTTAGTTTAATATTCCCATCTGATGGCTACAAAGTAAAAACTTGGTATTGGTTGCCAGATGCTGCGGCTCAACGTCGGAATGATCAAATAGGAGTTTCAATTCGCACCTGGGCGCATGAAGGATGGATTCATTTAACAGACGGCAACGTGACGGACTATTCATTTATCAAATCAAAGATATTGGAATTATCGGACCAGTACGACATTAAAGAGATTGCATTTGATAGGTTCAATGCGACGCAGCTTGTTATTGAGTTGGGTAACGAGGGGATGACTATGTTTCCGTTCGGCCAAGGATTCGTTAGCATGTCGGCACCAACAAAGGAACTTGAGCGACTTGTTAACATTGGCGAGTTGAATCATGACGGGAATCCTGTGACAAGATGGATGATGTCAAATATATTACTGAGACAAGATCCTGCAGCAAATATAAAAATAGACAAAGCCAAGTCTGGCGACAAAGTCGATGGACCAGTGTCAATCGTTATGGCACTCGGAACATATATGCAAGAACAATCTAAAAACGTAGAAGATGGAGAACTATGGTTTACAAATATTTAGTCACGAAGACTTCATAAAGATTTATTATAATCAATTGCCGAATTTCAAAACTTACGGCGAGGCATACGAATATTGCGAGAGTTTATATCGTGAGAAATACGGTCAAAATAAATATAGCAGTTATGTTGTATTTCGTGCAACGCTTTCTCGTTATATGAGGACTCACCCTAAATTGTAACAAAAAAAATAAACATCTAAATTAATATTGTGCCATGGCTTCATTGTTAAGCATATTTAAACCAAAAACACAACTGCGCTCAAGCTTATCGGCTCCGACTGACTGGCTTATGCAATCATTGTCTTCATTGTTTGGAAGTCAAACAACGAGCGGCATGGCTGTAAATTCTAATAGCGCAATGAGTATCGCATCAGTTCACGCTTGCGTGAGAGTGATTGCCGATGCAATCTCTGGGCTTTCTTTTAAATTATATTTCGATGACGGAACAAATAAGCGTCAAGTTGTAGCGCATTATTCTAACTACGTTTTAAATGAGCCAAATCCTTATCAAACCAAATTTGACTTCATGACTTTCATGACTGCTCAATTGGTTTTAAAAGGTAACGCTTACGCCTATATTAAAAGGGATGAGAGATTTATTGCAACTGCTTTGCATCCAATTGTAAGCGATACAGTATCGGCTTATCTTATGGACGGAGAGATGTTCTATCGTGTGAATGCTCCTGGATTCCCGTCGGTTGTTCCCGCTTCTGATATGTTACACTTCAAAGGTTTGTCAACTGATAATGTATTGGTCGGCAAGTCTCCGATTGTGATGCACGCTGAAACATTGGGAATTGACCTTGCTGCTATTAAGTCGAGCGCCGCGGTTTATAAAAATGGAACTTTGAAATTCCTTTTGAAATCTCAATCCAAAATAGACCAGGCGCAGGCTGCTCCTTTGAGAAAATCTCTTGATGATGTAATCGAAGGGAATCAAAGAAGTACAGTGTTGCCTCATGGCGTTGAGATGGAAAAATTATCCATGACACCAGAAGAGGCTCAATATATTCAAGCACGTCAATTTTCAGCTGAGGAAATCGCTCGTATTTTTGGAGTACCAGCCTCAATGATAGGAGCAAAAGACGGAATCAAATCAAGCGTTGAGCAAGAGTATCAAGATTTTTATTCAAGGACTTTAATGAGTTATTGCATAAATATTGAGCAGGAACTTCGCAGAAAGTTATTAACCGAAAACGATAAAACTTTCTTTTATTTCAAATTCAATTTTAATTCATTATTGAGAGCCAGCGCAAATGATCGTGCAGACTTTTACAATAAAGGAATTAGAGGCGGATGGCTAAGCCCTAACGAGGCAAGAGCGTTTGAAGATGCTGAAGGATTTGAGAATGGTGGCAAATATTACGTCGAGGCGAATCTAATTCCTGCGGACCAGTTCGAGGCTTACATGAATGCTAAAATTGAGCAGTTAATGTCAAGCGCATATTCAAACAATAATCCAACTGGGAACAATAATAATACACAAGCATGAAAACTTTAAGAGCCATAGGTAGCATTAATTATAGAGCAGTTGGCGACGGCATGCCGAAAGAATTCGGTGGCATCGCTGCGGTTGTAGATGTGACCACAGATTTAAAATACTTTGAAGAGAGAATCCTCAGGGGCGCATTTGATAACGCATTGAAAAAAGATTATGACATCCGTTGTCTTTTTAATCATGAATGTGAGTCAATCCTTGGACGTACGAAAGCCAACACCTGCGCTGTGTATGTGAACGCAGACGGAAATCTTGAGTATACCTGGATTCCAGATTATGAGAATCCTTTGCACATGCAAGTTGCTCGTTCAATTATGCGTGGCGACATCACTCAGTCATCATTCGCATTCACTGTGAAAGATAGATCATGGGAAAAATCTGATAAATACGGCGACTTATCTTTGCATATCATTAAAGAAATCGAGGATTTGTATGATGTAAGTCCTGTGACATATCCGGCATACGTTGACACCGAGGCAGAAGCTCGCAGCTTAGATTTGACTAAGCCAAAAAAACAAAATGAATCAGACCAAATAACAATACTTAAACTAAAATATAAATGAAAATCAAAGCTTTGAAAGAAGAAAAAGGACGTTTAATCGAAGAATTGAACGGACTGCAAAACAGCATTAACACCGAAGCGCGTTCAATGACTGACACCGAAAAAACTCGTTTCTCTGAAATCGATGCACGTCTTGACGTTATCGGAAGCGAAACTGAAACTCTTGAAAAATTGCAGAAGAGAGCATCTGAAAAGGTTGCCTCTGCTCCAGTTTATGGCGCAGCATCTAGCAGCGAAAAAACTGAACGCAATAAAATGGCTGACGCTTACTCTTTTAAAAGAGCAATCGAACAGGCTACAACTGGACGTCGTGACGGCGTTGAGTATGAAATGCACAAAGAAGCTGCAGACGAATTTCAACGCGCAGGTGTTAGCGTAAGCGCTCACTCTGTATTGTTGCCTTCTGACGTGTTCAAACGTGACATGACTGCAACTGGTGGAACTTCTGGTTCTGAAGGTGGGGTTAACGTTCAAACCAATGTTGGTGGAATCGTTGACGTTTTATTGCCGCAAACAGTTTTATCATCTTTAGGAGTTACTCGTTTTGATGGTTTGACTGGTAACTTAGATTTACCTACTGCAAGCACTCAACCAGCTGCAGGATGGAATACTGAGAACGGAACTGCAACCGAGAAAAGCCCTGCTTTCTCTAAAATCACTTTCTCTCCAAAGAGATTGGCTGCATTTATTTCAGTTTCAAATCAGTTATTGAGACAGTCTTCAAATTCAATCGATGCTTATGTTCGTCAATATTTGATTAATGCAATGGCTATCGAACTTGTAAAAGTTGCTATCAAAGGCGGCGGAACTAACGAGCCAGTAGGTATTATCGGAAACAGCAACACAAATGTTGTTTATGCAGGTGGCGCAACTTCAAACAGCACCAACGCAAATGGTATCGCTGCAATCTGGAAAGACGTTGTTAACTTGATGAAATCAGTTGAATCTAACAACGGTATGGGACAAGCTTATATTACCAACCCATTGGTTAAGGCTGCTCTTCAAACTACTGCTCGTCAAGCAAGCGGTGTTGAAGGTAACTTCATTTTGCAAAGTGGAGCTAATGAGTTGAACGGTTACACAATGAAGAGTTCAACTTTAGTTCCATCTGATTTGTCAAAAGGTACAAGCTCAACTTTGAGCGCTTTAATCTTTGGTGATTTCAGCAAAATGGGTATTGCTTCTTGGGGTGGTATGGAATTG